GACATTCAACGAAAGGGAATTCGCGTCAACTGCCGATCCGCCTTCAAGCACTTTGACAACGTGATCGACCGCGTTGAAGATTCTGTTCGTTGCGGCGGGTTCGGGGGTTGCATCACCAACGGAAGCGGTTTCACTTGCTGCCCGTTTTCCCATGAAAGAAAACGATCCAGTGACAATCGCTTCGGCATTCGTTTCAAGGGCCATCGAATCGATTACCATTCCGTTATAAAGAACAAGTTCATTCGAAAGATCAGTGAAAACCTTTTCGATCGAAAAGAAGTGCTGAGTCAGACCGTTGACGATCTGGGCACCCATCTTTATCGTGACCGAAGGAGTTCCGCCTTCGACAACTAAAGTGCCGCCGGAAATGACCATGTTATTTGCATCGACCGAAACGATCTTGAAGAATCCATTGTTCGCCGAATTCGTGAAACCGGAAATCTTGACCCATTGATTCGCGACGAATCCATCTGTCAAAAATGCGCCGGCTGAATCGTTGATCGTTGCAACTCCCGTGACTGTATAAGTCGTGTCGGTTTCTACAACCGCCGTTGACCACCCAGCCGATTCAAGAAGTGCAATCAAAAATTCATCGTATGAGTCATAACTGAATTCGAAGGCGATATCACCGGCACCACGAATTGAAGTTCTGGGAACTTCTGAAACTTGCCGATCATCCCTGATTTCATTTGACTCAACGGTGTCGGTTTCTTGCATAAGTCCTTCGTTTGTGAAACGAAGTTCTTTCAAGGCCGTCAAAATTGTTACCCCGGCTGTTGAAGATTCGGCAGTCAAATCTTCTTCCGTTGTGATAACATCTGTTCCGACCGCAGAAATTGTTTTGTACCCGTTGTTTGCGGCATTGACCATTCCGGCGATCAAAACTCTTTGACCAACTTTGAAGTTTTCAAGAACCCCTGTTGCGCCATCGTCTGTTATTGTATTTGTCGGACTGCCGGCAACCGTTACCGTCAATGCACCAGTGTTTTCGTTCGGTGTTTCCGAAAACACTTCTTCCTTTACGAAGCGAAGTCCTACCCGATCAGCGTTTGACATTTTCTTACTCCTTTACGGATAAAAAGGTTTTTGTTTTCCTTTACGTTTCAACAAAATCAGAATAAAAAGGGCAGTTGATATTTGCTTGCCAATCTTGCCCTTGCCTTCCAACTGGAACTTGATACGGAGTCATATAAACAACCCCGTTGACTGTCTGTGCCTGAAATGCCGTTGTAATACTGTCCGCCAAACTGTCCGAATCTTTTGTTCCCTTCCCGATCTGGGTGAAGATGGAAGCAACAATGATTCCGGGTTGACGAAATCTTTTTTTATCCCCGAGTGAAACCTGTTCTTTTGTTCCAAGTAAAATTGCAAGTCTGATCCAGAGCGAATCATCTGGCCGGGGATCACGGGGGTCGTTATCATATAGAACAGGAACCGTCAAAGCGGTTTCAATATCTGTTTTGAATTTCGTTCTGATTTTATTTTTCAAGGTTTCAATGAATGCCATTCTATACTCCCCCGTATTTCATCAAGACTTCGTGAAGGGTGACAGCTACCATTCCATGCGGTGCTTGACTTCGTGAATGACCTTTTTCAAGTTCTTCAATATAGGGAAGATTATTCGTGATATAAATAACATCGCCGATCGTCAACTTCGCAAGTGATTCCATTCCTTTAGTCAAAGTTGCCTGTCCGGTTTCATCCCTTGTTTCAGAATACCCTTCCGGATAACTGTTCAAAGAAACGATCCAGTTTCCTTTCGCTCGGCCCCCCGCATATCCTGATCCGATTGCCGGTTGCCTTTTCCATTTTGTAGGATCGCCAACCGGGGTCTTCATAAGTATACCCGAAAAAAGTTCAATCCCGATCATTCGAAAGAACGCAGCGAATTCACGGGGAAGAAGTTCCCGGGCATATCTGTTCAGTTCCCGATTGAATTGTCTAAGATTTGTGAATCCGGTTTTCATTTTATCGCCGAAGTAAAAGTTCGTGTAATGCGATATCTTCACCGGAGTAAATAGGATTTGAAAATTCGATTCGCCATGTTACGGAATCAATGATCATCCTATCCCCCGGATCAGGAACAAACGTCAAATCTTTTGCCGGAAGATAAGTTTTCATATCACCGCGTTGAATCAAGTCTGAAGGAACATACCCATCATCGTATTCTTGCGGGGGTGTAATTTTGACAGAATGATCAACGACTCCAGATTCAGAACCTTGTCCGGTTGTCGCATCATAGGCTGGGGTGCCTTTCTTGATCACAACTTGTTTTCCAAGTCGATCAACAAGATCGTATGCGATCGGAATCAGACGTTGATCAAGTTCTGTTGACATATCAACCCCGAATCAGGTTTGCACCTGCTTGAATTAGATCAAAGAGTATTTTATCAACTTTGCGATAATAAGTAACTGGCGGATTACCACCAAGATACTCAGTTGATTCAGAAATCGGCCCAACTCGAACGGCGTACTTTTTGACACTTCCGGCATTTTCGAGTTTTGTCATGGGTTCACCATTATCGAGTATTTCAACGGCCATTTCACATTGTGCGTTTTTGACGGCAACAGGAACGGAGTCAGAATCAACATAAAAACCATCCCTGTCAAGAACATTATAGCGGGGCCAATCAAGGGATTGATCTTCGGTTTTTCTTTGTCCTTTCCATTTGTCACCATACGCTAAATCAAGATATTGTGCAGCCCTTCGAAGTGCCGCATCTTTGTTATCAGAAGTTGCCCCGGCCCATGTCGTTGATCCGGTATATTTTCCGATATACGTTGTCGCATCGGCTTGTGAAATATACGAATCCGCGTCCGTTTTCCCTGTACCATCTTCAACGATCAAAGCCATGTTTTACTCCTGAATCAGATCAAGTTTTCCTTCAAGAAACAAATCGATTTCGTTTGCAGTTCCTTCCTTGATCCGGATTCTTCGAATGATCTGTTCTTTCGTTCCCCGGATCGGAACCCCGATCGATTTTGCGTATTCCATCAAACGGGGTTTTACTAAATCGTGTAAAGGAACATCGGGAACCGAATTATTTTTCGGATTCTTTTTCATCTTTCTTCTTCGAAGATTTCTTTGTTTCTTTCTTCGGTGCTTCTTCTTCTTTTTTGGCTTCAACTGGGGCAAGTTTATATCCGCGATTTTTGAAAGCTTCAATGTCTTTTTTCGCGACCATGCACTTCCCACTCGGGCCAATCATTTCAACGAGTTCGAATTTCATCTTTTATTCCTTTCAGGTTGAAGAAAAGTTCCTGCCGTTATTACCCACCGGATCACCCGCCGGCTAAAATCCTAAATCGGAAAAGCCGACCTTTCCCCGAAAGGAAAGATCGGTTGATTCCCGATTGAAGAAATTATCCGAAGATACGTGCGGCGAGCTGTGGCCGAACGAGTTTGGCTCCCCAGAGAATATCGAATTCCCATGCCACCTGCTTGTGCTGGCGTGAAACTTCCAGACGAAGAACGAGTCCGGTCTGGGGGTCTTGCATGGAAAGAATTCTTGAACCGAGTTCAAGATCGGCAGTCGTTGCGGCAAGGGGTCTTGTCGCGAAGGCGAAAGCATCACGATGGAACGCAAGGTTGACAACGTGACTTGCCTTGACTGTGATCACTTCGTTATCGACAACGGCGGCGACAAGTGCCGGGTAGAACTTCAGACCTGCGATCGCGTTTGTTGCGAAAGTATAAGCTCCCGCAGAATACTGCGCAGAGGCAGTATTTTCAATAACCGCATAAGTCTGAGCATGTCCGGCGAAGGAAATAATGTCACCAAGTACAATAGTACCAACTGCCTGAGCAGCCGCACCATTGTCAACGTTGATCGTGTCGATCCCGATTGCATATCCGGCACCGTTGTTGACGGCGCAAGTTCTTCCGTTCGGAGTTCCGCCATCGTTGATCGTTCCTGCGGTATGGGTCGGAACGTGATCATCGGCAAACCAGTCGATCCCGTACTTCCTGCCGATTTCACCTTCGATTTTTACATCTGCGCTTGCGATCTTTTCCGCATCCGAAAACGGGGAAAGGGCAAGTGCATTTGCTTCGGCGGCGAAATCGAGAACACCCCGGCGCATGTCTTTCGGGCAAAGTTGTTCGTTCAGAACTTTTCGAACATTCGTTGCATCCACAACAGTCGAAGCGAACGGGGTTGTTCCGGGGGTTCCGGTTACGCCGTACACTTTTTTGTATTCCGCGAAGATCGACTGATTGACAGAATTAGCGAGTGCGCGAACAGCTTCACCAAGCTGCATTGGTAGGAAATGACGATTGCGATCGATTTCCACCATTTCTTTATCTGTGAGATAAATGGGGTTGTTCTGTTTCCAGTTGTCAAGACTGATCTGAACTTTTGCGGTTGCAGTATCAGTCGGACTTGGCGGAGTGTTCGAAGGGGTGACGTTGATCACGCCAACGGAAGTTGGAACCGGAACATCGATTGTGTCACCTTTTTCCGCCGCTTCGGTTGAGTAGTCGCCGTTCGTGATCCGGGGCATGATACAACGTTCACGAAGAACCATCAAGCCACGGGCCAGAATCTTTGGCATAATGTTTGCAAGAGTATTGGCCATGTTACACATTCCTTTCAGAAAAAAGTTTGAAAAA